GAAAAGCTCGAGCAAAACGAGGTGTCCGGCTTCATCAACTCCGACCTGGCTGAAGTGAATGCACAACAACAACACATCGACAAGACGGTCATCGAGATATCGAGTGAGAAACCGCAGCCCACTTCCGTCATTAAGACGAAAATCTTTTCGATCGATCACCAGCAACTCTATCCAAAATTCTGGTACGTGATCCGGGAATGGATCGCCTCCATTCTCCGGCCGGCGCGGACTGCCGAGCAACAAGCCGCATTCCTGAAAGCGCTGCCGGCGGAGCAAAAAAGCCTGGTTGAAAAGCTGACCGCAAAAACACCTGGCATTCTTCGTTTGCCTCCGGAAGGGCAGCGCATCTATTCCCCGGAAAATATTTTAGCTCAGATACAGCGTACGGATCACTGGCCGGAAATCACCAGTTGGTTAATTTCAAATACGCTGACCGGCGTCGCGTTGGTGCAGTTTTTCCAGGAGGAATTCCAAAACGATCTCATTCGCCTTCTGGAATTCATCGCCAAACAAAAGGAAGTGAACGTGAACCTCGGCCGCCAGGGCGACAGCCAGGCGCTCGAGATTGGATCCGCCGATTCCTGGGATGAGCTGAGCGAAATCCAGCTCCGCCAGCGCGTCGCGAATACGGACGTCATCATCGATGCGCGCTTTGGCGAGGGCGATAACTCCGAAGTATTCGCCGAATGCTTCCGCCGCTGCACGCCGGCCGGCTTTTGCTACTTCATGCCGATCGGCGCCGGCGGACGCTTCTTTCCCAAGCCGATCCCGGGAGGCAAACCCTTCGCGCTGGCCGGCTGGCGGCCGGTGATGGGTTTTCCGGAACACAAAGTCTGGCCGAACAAGGATAAGATCCGGCTGCCGTACGGCCTGGTCATCGATGACCCCTACAAAGGCACCATCGATGCCCGCAAATACCTGCATTACGTTTTCCAGTTTGATGCCCAGTGGGCGCTGAGCGAGCTGGCGAAGATCCGGAAGAAATATTCCTGGGAGCTCGCGCACAACCTCCAGTTCACCGGTTACGACGCCAAAATGGCCCGGGTGGATCTCAAGGAATACAACCGCCACATGAAGGGCTATTTCTGGAATTCCACTTTGGGTTGCTGGGATGCGCCGGCGAAAGCGGGCGGCAGCCAGAGCCGGGCCCGGCCGAATCACCTTTACGACTGCGAAAAAAACGCCGTCGCGTACGCCGTGTGGAAAGGAATTTTCCGCTACGAACGCGCGGCGCAATCCGAAACGCAAACCCCTAAACCGGAAACTGGAGTTGAGTAGATATCTAACCAGGAAGGAAATCGCGGCTGCCAATGAAGTATCAATTGATACCGTCGCCCGCCTCGAGGCCAGGATTGGACTGGACCAGTGCCGGGACCAGGCCTGCGCCCGGCCGGTGCGCTATCATGCCGCCGAAGCCCGCGAATGCCTGCGCAAAAACAAACTGAAGGAACCATGACCGCCAACGAGGGATTTGCTATTTGGTCCAAAATGCTCACCCGCACGCGCGAGCTTCAGCTTGATCGTTTGAAACGTGAAAATGCCGTCCTCCGCGCGCAGATCGCGCTGATTCAATTTTGGAAATGCTACCACGCCAAATATGCTATAAAGGACGGCGTGATCGTGATCTCATAAAACGAAAGGAACAACATCATGCTATATAACGAACGCATCCCTGATGTGGCCATCGAAAACCATCCAAAGGTTTTGTTTGAGACCCTTCCGAAGCCAATACGCGACCAGTACCATCGAATGCCGCTGGTTCATCTGTACGTGTCGGCGTTTATTTACGGCAAAATCTCACGGGAGGAGATGTTTGAAAATCTCGCCCTCGCCTTGTTACATCAAAACCTCGATGCTCTCGAAAGCCTGGGCAACTTCTGCAAATGGTTTGGTTTGCCGACAACTATTGAATCATGAACGCATCTGAATTTGGCACAAAGCTCGGCGAGCTCGTTGAGCAAGCAATGAGGGATGGCGTCACGAAAGGCAAAATATCTCTCGAGGAAATTACCGGCGTGTTGGAGCTGCAGAAGCTGGAGCTTGCACGCCACTTCCAGGACATGGCCCGGCTGCGCGCCGCGCAAACCCAGCAACCGCGAATTCTGCGGTCGCGCGGCATTCATCTCGAGCCGCCACCAGGAACGTGAAGCTGAGCCTTGATAATATCAGCGAAGCGGACTGGTCGGAGGCCCTGGACAAATTCTTTTCCAAGCCGGATAACGCGGCGGTCGTGGAGAGATTGTTAAAAAAATGCCCTGAGCTCAATAGGCGTGAATGCATGAAAACATTACGCGCCGCAGTTCGCGCTCGGTTGACTATGGAATTGCTTGTCCATTGCCAAATCTGGAACACGATTGTTGATACGATCTCGTGAAAAAGCTCGTTCGCCAGGACGTCATCACGCAAACTGTTTTCGGCCATCCAACCGATTTCCTGATCGAAAACTGGATCGATGGCGACAAGCTCACCCTCACCATTACCGCTTCATTGCCCAGAATCGCGTTTAAGGATGGACTTTTTGTTTCCTTCGCCGGCGAGCGTTACCCTTGGGGCAAGAAGCAAAAACCGTGAATGCAGGATTCGCAGGTAATCCGGACAAGATTTTGCGTTCTGTCCGATTTCCACCTCTCCCGAGCAGCCGCGTCAAACCGAACACGAAGCGTTGGCGCAAAGCCGCGCGCCGGCTCAGCCGGAACTTTTTCAACCCCGCCCGCCAGGACATTCTGGTCTCATGCATCACCTATTTGGATCCGGAGCTGCAGCTCTGGGTGCGCGAAATGGAGTTCATTGAACGACGCACAGGCCAGCCTCGCCTATCGATTTCACTGTTTTGACCCGTCTGCGTTTATTGCGCTAACTGCGTTATCTGAGTTTTCTGCGTGATGTGCTTGATGTGCGGCTAACACTTTCTCTTCGGTTTATGCGTGAATGGCGTCTGTGCAAAGAGGCGTCAACGCCAAGGAGTGCTATGAAAAGCTAGCTGTTACCATCGGCCCTTCGGGGTCATTCGTTACGGCGCGTACGTGTAATGCGTACGCGCCGTTTGTTTTCTCTCAGCTCTCCACTTCCAGCTCTCCACTGTGAGATTTAGCCAGCGCTTCATCCGTTCCGTCATTCGCCTGGTCTGGAACCAGGCGAAAAAGGGCGCGAACACCTTTCTCGAGGCGCTGAACACCTGCCAGAGCGGCCAATGGGAAAATGTCGGGACCGGCTGGACCGTCCAATCGTCGAGCGGCGCCGGCTACGCCACGTCGTTCCACATTCCCGCCTCCTCGGACGATCCCGTGGGCCTCACCCCAGCCGCTCTGCAGGAACTTTTCGAAATCCTCCTGGAAGCCTACGCGGCCGTGGTCGCCACTGGTGCCAGGGAGGAAGAGGACGGCGACGCCATCAATTCGGCGTTCGTCGCCGCCATGTGGGCCCGGTTCCCCACGATTAAAGGGTTCACCAACAACTTCATGTTTTTGACGCCGTGAGCCTTCGTTCCCAGCGCGAAATCGTCCTGACCGGTTTTACCCCGCGCACCAAAGCGCCGCGCGCGCAATGGTACGAGGGCTCGCGCTGGTCTCCGAACCGCTCCTGGATCTGGTTCCCGGTCCAGGACGCCAAGCAGGACCTGGATCGCTTCACGCGTTACGAGCTGAACAAGCGCGCGGAGGCCTTGTGGAAAAATTCGCCCATCATTCGTGCGCTGATTAAGCGCCTGGTCACGTTGATCATCGGCGAGGGCGCATTCCCCACACCCAAAAGCTCGAGCAAGGAATTCAACGCGGAGGCAAAACGGTTTCTGCGCGCGAAGCTGCGCCGGCCGTGCGTGGACAATAAAAAATCCTTCGGCAATTACCAGCGCGTCAAAATGACGGGGATGCTGAAGCACGGGGAGAGCTTCACGGTGTTTGTGCACGACGAGCGGACCGGCGAGGATAAAATCCAGGGCCTCGAGTGGCATCGTTGCGGCGCCAACGGCGGGCAGGGCCCGGTGATTCCCGGTACCGGCAAGTCCTCCAGGAACCAGCTCGTTTTTAACAGCGACGATTCCTTCTCCTCCAAGCCGACAGATAAAACCAAAGGCGGGGACGGCATTGATTTTTACGAAACCGGCTATCCCAAGGCCTACCGCTTCCTGGGCATGGATGCGCCGGTGCCGGAAAACCTCGTCGTTCACCACGCGATCATCGAGCGCGATGAGCAGGCCCGTGGCGAAACCATCCTGGCGGCCGCCGTCAACACTGCGCACGACATCAAGGACATTCTCGAACTGGAGAAAGCCGCGGTGAAGGACGCCTCGAGCAAACAGGACATCATCCAGACCGCGACGGGAGAGTTTGATCCCGAGACCATGTTGAAACTGCCGTTCGGTGAAGGCACGGGGAATTTCCCCACACCGATGAGCCTGCCCCAGGACGACACGGCCCGGACTCAATACTACAACACCAAATTTCAAGGCAGCCCGGTGATTCTCAAAACCGGGGATAAATACACGCCCTACGAACCCAAGCGCCCAGGGAGCGCCTGGGAAGGCTTTATGGCCTTTCTCGCCAACCTGGTGGTGCTCACCACGGGCCTGCCCCCCTCGATCCTGCTTCCCATCGATATCGGCGGCACGGATATCCGCCGGGACCTGCAGATCGCGCAAAAGCTCGTGGCCATCTTCCAGGCGGACTTCCAGGAAGATCTGCAGGCGATCGCGGAATACTTCCTCCAGGGCGGCATCGAGGACCGCGTGTTCAAAACGCCGATTCCCCCGGATTGGAACGAACTCGAGTGGCATTTCACCGGCAGCCTCACCGTCGATCGCAATAAGGACCAGGACCGCCGCGCGGCCGTCGGCGCCGGGCTGATGAGTTGGGATGAGTATTGGGGTGAGACCGCCCAGGACGGCGGCGCCGAATGGGAGCGGATCAATAAAGAAGTCCGCCAGCGCCGTTTCGATATCACCGGGATCCCGCTCGATGCGCCGTTCGAAAGCGCGCGCGAGTTCAAGGAATTCCTCTCGCTCGAGATGGCCACGTCGGAGTCCGCCAAGGAAACCGGAACGCTCGAAGGCGAACCCGCGCCGGCGCCTAAAAAGAAAAACGGAAAGAAAAACCCCGAACCCCAGAACGCATGAAAGCTTCCAAGCGCCCTTTCAATCTTTCCATCCGCGCGCAGGCCTCCGGCCGCTACGCGATCACCATTCGCGGCATTATCGGAGAATATTTCGACGCGGAGACCTGGACCATCAAAGACACGGAGGAGGACGTTTTAAATGAACTCAAAAAAATTCCCGAAGATGCCGATATCGACGTCTACATCAACACCCGCGGCGGAGACGTCGGCCTCGGGCTCGGCATCTACAACGCCCTCAGCCGGCGGAAAGATCATGTTACCACCCACAACTGTGGTTACGCGCTTTCGGCTGGGTCCATCGCCATGCTCGCGGGTCATAAGCGAGTCAGTCCGGCGGCTTCCGTTTGGATGATCCACCGGGCCCAGGGTGGCTCGGACGGCACCTGCAAAGACCTGCGCTCGATGGGCGATGGGCTCGAAGTCATCGACAACATGATGGCGGCCGTTTACGCGGCCGTCGCCGGCAAGAAATCCAAGGAGGAATTTCTCGCGATGATGGACAAAACCTCCTGGTTCGATGGCCAACAAGCCGTCGAGCTGGGCCTCGCCACCCACTGCGAAGGCGATGTGGCGGATCCGGATGGTGATAACGACGAAATCACCGACGCGGAAAAACGGATCATCGCCAGCTTCGAGAAAACCATTCCTGAAAATTTACGCGCCCGCGTGCTGGGAAAAGCTCCGGCCGCTCGCGCTTCACTTCCGGCCGGAACTCCTCCGGCCACCAACAAACAACCAACCGCAAAAAAAATGAATAAAATCATCGCCGCGTTGGTGGCCGCCGGGTTCGCCGTGGCCACTGATGCGAACGAGGACGCCGTCCTCGCCCACGTCAACACCCTCATCAGCGACCGCACGGGTCTCAAAGCCAAATTGGATGGCCACGAAACCGCGCTGAAGAATCGCGTCACCGCCAAGGTGGAAAAAGCCATCACGGACAAGCTCATCAAGGCCGAGCGCAAAGATAATTTGATCAAAGCCGGCCTGGCGGATGAATCCGCGCTTGATTTCATCGATGACATCCGCGCCGCGTCCGCGGAATCCACCGCCAAGACCCCGCGCGGCGTGAGGCCGGCGGCTCGCATGGAAACCGAGGGCGACGATGTGAACGCGAAGATCGCGGCCAACAGCGAAAAACTCGCCAATGGCGATTTGAGCGCTGAGGAACGCGGCCAGTTCGCCGCCCAGGGCCTCGAGCTCCGCGGCCTGAAAAATCTGTTCAAGAAACAAACCGCCGAACGCCAGAACTGAACACCCAACGTCGTGGCGGCGGTCTCCGACCGCCGCCGACTCCAACCAAAACTTTTTTGAAGTAATAAAATGAAAACGTTTAAATCCGCATTCGCCCGGGCCACGCTGGTCCTGGCGCTCATTATCGGCGTCCTGACCCATGACTGGATCGCGCCGCTCGCGCTGGTGGCCGTCGCCGCGCTCGTCCACGCCTCCTTCACCTCGCCGATCGGCGTGCTCCGCCTCACGCTCAGCGTGCCCGAGCTCTCCCAGCTCGTCCTGGATGCCTTCAAGATCCAAACGCCGGAATTGTTCGAACCGGGCGGGTTCGCGCTGAACATCGAAAGCAAAACGGCCAAGCTCGGCGATAAAGTCACGGCGCACATTGGCAAAGTGGCCACGCCGGCGGATTACGACGCCAACACCGGTTTCGACAACGGTGTTCAGGACGCGACGGATCTCCTCGAGGACGTGCCTGTCACGCTCAACTTCTTCAAACACGTCCCCATCCGGATCAAGATGCTCTCCCAGTTGAGCAGCAAACTGAACCTGTCCGTGGCGTTGATGGAGCAGGGGTATTCGCTGCGCAAACTGGTCATCGATACCGCGCTGGGCGTGATCCTGGCGCAGAACTTCACGTATCAAAAGGCCGTCGATCCGGCCAACGTGAACCTCGATACCCTCGAGCAACTCCGCACCAAGTTGAACACGCAAAAGGCGGCGCCGTTCGGCCGCTTCGGCATCGTCAATTCCACCTTCGCCGGCAACCTGCAGGCGGATCAACGCGTGGGCTCGAGCCTGTTCTACAACATGCTTAACGGTGATACCGCGTATCGCCGGTACAAAAACATCGCGGGTTTTGCCAACGTTTACGAGTACCCGGATTTCCCGGCCACTGCGAACTTGCAGGGCTATTTCGGCGATCGCCGCGGCATCGTCATTGCCGTCCGTCCGGTGGATATCGCCCAAGTCACTCCGGAAATGCTGGGCATTCCGAAAATCATGTCGTTCACGCCCATGGTGGACGAGGAGACCGGCCTCCCCTTTGTGGCGGTTGGTTATCAAAAGCAAGGCACCGGCGATCTCTATGTCTCGATCGCCATCCTGTTCGGCGTCGCCGGCGGCAACCAGGGCGGCGCGCAAAATGCGATTACCGATCGCGGCGGTGTCCGTGTCATCACGGCCGGCGTTGACGTGTAATCCCCATGAGTCCTGGCGCGGGCTGAACCGGCCCGCGCCAGGTTTGTTACTCCACACCGTCACAAATCAATTTTTTTATGATCATTGGAATCAAAATGACGCCGGGCCCGGGCGGGGGAAGTCCCTCTGTCTTTTATTGCGGCCGCAACGGCGTCGAATTCCGCAAAGCCCATGCGGAATTGGTGGCAGCGAACAAGGACGGAACCCTGCGCTTTTTCACGATCGCGCATCCGCTCCTGGTCCCGCTGCAGTGCGTCGAGCATTCCACGGAAAACCATCCGGATATCGTTGCTGCCCAGGAACGCCGGGCCCGGCTCGCCGAGGTCGCTTCCAAAGCGGCGCCGGTGGAAATCAAAATCGCAGCTCCGGAAGGCGCCGGCAAAGAAACCGCGCCTATCATTCCGATTCCTGGCTCTGAGCCTGGAGCAGCCGGCGCCAATCTCGAGACCATCACTCCCGAGGCCCGGCGTGCCGAGCTCACGGTTTTGAAACACGCGGATCTCCGCGCCATTGCCGAAGGCATCAAAAACTCCGGCCGGCCGATCGCGCTCACCACGGGCACCAAGGCCCAGCTCATTGAAGCCATCCTGGCTTCCGAAATCTCAACTTCCGGCAGTGATTGCCCTCCGTCAGGAGTGCCGCCGGCCGCTTCTTAACCAGACCCCAAAACCAGCAACCAATTTTAAACTGACCATGAGAACATTTTTTAAAAAACTGGCGGACACGCTCCGCAAAACCGCGCTGGGTGTCGCCATTGGCGGCTCCGCTCTCAGCTCTGCGGTAGCTCAAAACATCGCCCCCAGCGGCACGTATAGCGTGAGCACCGTCACGCTGCCGTATTCCACACTGGCCCCCGGCGCGGCCGGCAGTGGCGGCACGAGCACCAACCTGGGACTGGGCTGGTCCACGATCCTCACGAACGTGACCACCAGCACCACGTGGAACTCGTCCTCGAACGCCTTCATCAGCGTTACGAATACGATCTACACGACGAACACCACGTACGCCGACATGCAGATCCAGCAGCAGAAGAATCTGATGGTGAGTGTTGGGTTCAATGGATCCGGGCCCACCAATCGAACGCTGACCTTCGCGCGGTTCCTGGATAACGGCACCGTGGACAACATCAACACCACGAACGTCACGATTCTGGCGCTCGCGGGCGCAACCAACACGATCGCCAACATTAATTTTTCGGCGGATTGGCTGGCCGGCGCCGGAGGCGTGCGCATCGTGAATGACCTTTGGACCGGCACCAACGCCACGCTCACGATGACCAACAACTTCATCAAGTACGGCGTCAAGAAATACGCGTTCTAGCTGATGAGTCTCGCGCGCAACTTCGCGGCGGTGGGCCAGCAGGCCACCGCCGCTTTTGAAGAGGAGGACGTGGTCAATCTCAAGACCGGCCTCACCTTCCGCGCCAAGATTTCCAACATCCAGGACACCAGCTTGAACACCTCGGCCGGCATCGATCCGCGCGCCACGGACATCTTTTACGTCCGCGATCGCTCGCAATTCGGAAAGATCCTCGCCAATCAGCAGCTCGCCGCCCTGGGCGCCAAGTTCCTGGTCCTGCCGAAAAACGATCCGAATAACCCCGTGAGCCTGCACCTGGAATACCACTGCATGAAGCTCGGCCCGAGAGACAAGTGAAGTCCACCATCCACAGTCCACAGTCCGTAGCCACTGGCTTTTCCCGCCGCGCGGCGCCAACTGGCTTTCTTGCCTTTGCCGCGCGATCTACCCAAAGCGCTGGTCGCCTTTTCCTTTCAAGACTGGCGCTCCTCTTTTTATTGCTCGGACTTTGGACGGTGGACTTTGGACTCGGGACGGTGCGCGCAGCGCAAGTGCGCATTGGCCCGTTCACCAATTCCATCCTGGAAGCGGATACGAACGCCGTGATTTTGATTCCCGTTTCCGGGCCGGTGGCCAATGCGGATGGATCCTTTACGACGATCGGCATTCCCAAGCGGGTTTACCCGACGGCGGACGGGAGTATTACGAATGCGCTCGCGGCCAACAATTGGCTCGCCACCAATGCCGATCTCGCGCCCGGCATCGTGTTCCGAGTTCCCCAGGACTCGGGCCCCACAGTCTATTCCATGTATGACCTGCGCATCAGCGGTTACAACACGTTTGTCACGGTCTACCTGACCAACGGCGCCGCCGGCAGCGTGACGTACAACGGCGTGACTAATGCGCTCGGCTACGCGCCCATGTCCACCAATCAACTGCCCGGCGTCACCAACGGCTTCATCACGCTCCTGGAAGCCACGAACGTGGCCAATGCCCAGGCCAACAGCGCGAGCAATTCGGTTTACAATACATTCAATACCCAGCTCGCCATCCTCACCGCGCTGAGCATCACGAACATTTACCCCACGAACGCCGCCGGCGTGACCTGGTCCGCCAGCCGCGCCTATGTCTCGACCAATTACGATCCGCTCGGCACTGCGCTCGCGATCGGCGCCGCGGGGACCAATTACGCCAACGGCATCAGCAATGTGTTCTACGCCTGGCGTTCGCTGGATCTGACCAATGCGTTTGCCACCAACGCCGCCGGCGTCACCTACAGCGGTGGCCGCGCCTACATCAGCACCAATTACGACGCGCTGGGCACGGCGCTGGCGATCGGCGCCGCGGGGACGAATTACACGCTGGCGGCGAGCAACACGCTTTACGCGCTGCACACGCTCAGCATCAGCAATCTTTTCGCGACTAATGTGGCCGGCGTTACCTATTCCAGCGGCCGCGGCTACATCTCCACGAATTACGATGCCTTGGGCGCCGCGCTGGCGATCGGCGCCGCGGGGACTAATTACGTGAACACGGTGAGCAATACGCTCGCGAGTTCGGGCCTTGGCGGCGGGATCTCGCCTGCGAATGCCACCAACCTGGTCAATTCGATCACCGGCGTGACGGCCACCAACGGCGCGCCGCTCACTCTGAAATTTACGAGCTCAGGCACGAACGTGATCCAAGGCCTTGCGCAGACGATTTCTGACAGCTCGAGCAATTCCGTTCTGGCCAATGCCCAGACGCGAATCAACACATCGAGCAATTCCGTTTTCGGCAGTGCGCTCGCACAAATCAATACCACCAGTAATTCGCTCGCCAGCACCGCGCAGACGATCGCCAACACGTCGAGCAATGCGCTGCAGGCAAAAATGAATTCCGCGAGCAACGTCCTCGCGACGGCCACGGCCGCCAAAGCCGGCACGAATGCCCCCACGATCTGGACGCCGTTGCTCATTGGCCCGGTGATTTCCACCGGTCCGGAGCTGGTGGATACCAATAACGCCTATACGAATGTTTTCGGCGGTTTGCTCACTATCCTGGGCAATGCCGTCCAGGAAGGGAATGCAACCGTGGCCAGCGGCATCACCGGCCACGCCGAAGGCGACTCCACGACGGCCAGCGGTCCCATAAGCCATGCCGAAGGCAGCAGCACGGTAGCGAGCGGTGGATTCGGATCGCACGCAGAAGGGTTCACCACGACGGCGAGCGGCTCCGAGACGCACGCCGAAGGCTTCGGCACGACTGCCAGCGGCCAGGCTGCCCACGCGGAAGGCCTGGTGACGCTTGCCTCTGGTACCGGGACTCACGCTGCCGGCCAGAACGCCAACGCGACGAATAACAACTCCTTCGTCTGGTCCGACGGCACAACGATCGGCAGCGGCACGAACAAAACGTTCACGGTTAATGCCACTAACGGGATCCGGCTGATGGGTGGTGTAATCACCGGCAATGGCGCCGGCGTGACCAACACGACCGCGACGAATTTTGGCCCGGCCGGATTGGTGATTATCACGAATATTGCCAGCTCGCTCGCCGGCGGGGTGAGCTCGTCCACGTCCACAAACATTTCCTCATTTC